AAAAGAACAAATCTTAAAAGCACTTGGACTTTCTTCAGAAGTAAAGTTTGAGGTACAAGCAAAATTATTAGACGGAACTATTATTGTATCAACGGCAGAAGCTCTTGTTGAGGGCGCAGACGTATCTGTATTAACTGAGGATGGAACGACTATTGAACTTCCTATCGGTGAGTATGAAACTGAAGATGGTGTTGTTTTTGTAGTTGAGGAGGCAGGTATTATTGCTACAATCGGTGAAGCAGAGGTTGAAGAAGAAGGAGCACCTGAAGAAGAAGAAACTGTTGAAGCTGCCGAAGATGATGAAAGTCCTGCTGAAGAAGCAGATTGGGCTAAGTCTTTCGAGGAGTTAAAAGACAAAGTAGAAAACTTAGAGGACGCTGTTGCAGACTTAAAAAGTAAAATAGGAGATGAAGAAGAAGTGGTTGAAGAAGAGGTTGAAGCTGCTGAAGAAGAAGTTGAGCCATCTACAAACCCTAAGTCAATTAAGACAACTGAAACTATTGAATTTTCAATAGAAGATTTAAAAGCTGAGAATGAAAGATTGAAAGCAGAATTATCTAAACAACCTGCAACACAACCTGTTGGGGTGAATAAGTTTGCTGAAGCTTCAAGTACAAAACTTTCTACTGCTGAATATAGAAAACTTAGCAGAAAAGAAAGATATTGGTATAATATAAAAAATAATTAATAAAAAAATAAAAAACTATGGGATTAACTATCACATCAAGCTCATACGCAGGGAAACAGGCGGGAGAGTATCTACACGCTGCATTAAATGGTGCAGACAGTTTAGAGTATGCAACAGTTAGGGATGCTGTGAACTATAAAGAAGTTCTAAATAACCTTACAAATTCAAACTTAGTTAAAGACGCTACTTGCGACTTTGATGAGCAAAGTTCTACACTTACTATGACTGAAAGAGTTTTAGAAGTAGAGCAATTTCAAGTAAACCAAGATATTTGTCGTAAGACATTATTAAGTGATTGGTCATTTGCACAAGAAGATGATTTTGCCGCTTTTGTAATGGGCTATTCTGCTTCAGTTATTGCTGATGCTATTGAGGGTTCTTTTTGGGCAGGAACAACAGCTACATCAGGACAGTTTAATGGTATTACTACTTCTTATTCAGGTTCTATGACTACTGATTCTGCTTCAGGTGCTTATACTGCTGCAAACATTATAGCAAACTTAGGAACTTTAACAGCTGCTATTCCTAGTGCAGTTTATGGAAAAGATGACTTATATATCTATATGAACAAAAAGACTTACAGATTTTATATTTCTGCAATTTCAGCTTTAAGTGCGTTCCCTTTCAACAATATGGGTGAATATACTGCTCAATTTGAAGGAGTAAATATTGCAATAGTACCGGGTCTTGCGGACAATGTTATGTATGCAGGTTGTAAGTCAAACTTATTCTTTGGAACTTCAACTAAATTAGATATGGATTTCAATGAAGTATCTGTTTTAGATATGAAACCTTTAGACGGAAGCCAAAACATACGATTGGTTGCTAGATGGACGGCAGGTGTACAAGTAGGTGTAGCAGCAGATTTCACTTACCAATCATAAAACAAATAAACGGAAGTAGTGTAAAAGCTACTTCCTTAACTTTTTAAAAATTAAAAAATGGCTTGTACAGTAATAACAAAAGGACGTGGTTTAGATTGCTCTAGGTCATTAGGTGGTGTAAAAAACGTCTATTTCGGTGTATATGATGAATTTGATACACCAACAGATGGAACAGGGATAGTAATAGCTTCAAATCAAGTTACAGATATTCAAATGGGGACTAATGATCTTTATAAATACGCTTTGCCTAAGGGTACGGCAAGTGTTACAGAGACTATAAATGGCGATACAGCCGCAGGAACAATTTACTACACTCCTTCTATTACAATTCAATTAAACAAACTGACCAAGGAAGATCAGAACGAGTTGAAGGCATTATCTCAAAGTAAGCTTGTCGTTTTCGCTGAATTAAATCAAAGACTAGCTTCAGGTAATAATGTTATTCTTTGTCTAGGAGTTAAGAATGGTATGCTTCTTAATGCAGGTACTAACGCTTCAGGAGCTGCGTGGGGTGATAGAAACGGTTACGAATGGACACTTGACGGAATGGAGCAAGAGCCAATGAGTATGGTTGAAGATTATACTACCGCACCATTTGATAATGGATTTACATATGGGTCAATCGTTACTTCATAAGTAGTATTTTTCATATTTTCTTGATTAGGGTGGACTTCGGTTCACCTTTTTCTTTTACAATAAAAACAAACAATACTTTTTTCTATTATATATTAGAATTAAAAACAAAATATGGGAAGTTGTACGAATTTAAGTAAGGGGCGTGGAATTGATTGCAGTAGAAGCGCAGGAGGAGTCAAAAATGTGTATCTAGCTAATTTTGAGGAGATGTCAAGCATTACAGTAACTTCAAGTGAGGTGACTGCTTTTGTCTTAGGACATTATAAGTTGTATAAATATGCCTTACCAAAAAGAGGTGGGAGCGTAGCTGAAGTATTAAATGCTGACGCAGGAACTTTAACAGCATTATATTACACACAAGGACTGACGATTTATTTAGATAAACTAAGCAAAGAAGATCAGGATGAATTGAGTAGATTAGGAGAATCAAAGCTTATAGCATTTGTAGAATTAAACCAAAGAAATGCAGCAGGTCATAATGTTATATTATGCTTAGGAATTGTAAATGGCCTTAGGTTAAATTCAGGGAATAATACATCAGGGGATAATTGGTCGGCAGCTAACGGTTATGAGTGGATTCTAACAGGGCAAGAAAAAGAGCCAATGGCTATTTGTGCTGATTATACTACAACTCCTTTAGATAATGCAGGATTCACTTACGGCTCAATTGTTACTTCATAAGCAAATAAATGCAATTAATTTCTATTATATATTAGAATGATACAACTAACTTACAAAGATTCATATTCTTTTAACATAACAACTGAAGATGTTAGGATAGACACTTCTGTTCCTTCAAGTCAGATTAGGCATTTGTTCAAGTTTACCAATGATATGGATAAGGAGGTTAAGTATGCTTATGGTAGAACTGAAACTATTTATGATAGATACACAAAGATAACAATGACACATAATACTACTGAGAGTGCGCCTGATGGAGATATAAACTTCGTTCCGAATGGCTATTGGAAATATTCAGTATGGGAAGTAAGTTTTAATGGCACTCCTGAAGTAACTAGCACAAAAGCACCTAGAACTGAAACTGAAGCAGCAGCCGATCAATCAGGAGTTTATGGAACAGTAAAAGGGTGTGTAGAAATAGGAAAACTATATGTAACTGAAGAATCAGGAGAAGAACAAGTACAATATACTGAGAATCCTGAACCTTCAGGAACTAATTACATATGGTACGGACAATAGAAATAAAAAATAAAAATTTAAAAAAATGGCAATAGAAAATGTACAGCAGCTTTTAACAGAGCAAATGGGAAAGAACAGATGTGATGTTATTAGCACAACAAATATGACAGGAAAAGATTATTATTGTGTTCACTTCCCTGTTGAAAGTGTTATAGCTTCAATAACAGCTAGTAACGCAATAGCAGGGGGTGGTAGTGCAATAGCAGGGCTTCATACGACTATTCCTGCAGGAGTGACGATATTCCTTAATATCACTCAGATTCAACTTACGAGTGGTGTTGGTCTTTGTTATTATGAGCAACCTCTATAATGTTAGCGTTAAAACTCGGTTTAAGTTTAGTGTCCAATCGTAAATTAGGTAGTTGGCTTCCTACTGATGAAACTAGCGTTGTTGCTTGGTATCAAAATGGAGAAGGAATTACTTTAAATGGTACTGATGTTTCTCAATGGGCAGATAGTGCAAATTCTTATGATATGGATCAAACAGATGAAGTTACTGAACAACCTGCTTATAATGCATCAACAGGTGCATTAACTTTTGATAGTTCAGGTAAAGAGAACCTACAAACTTCATCTCAAATATCTTTAGCAGGTGATTTTACTATTGGAATTAGACTATATCCTACTGATTTTGAAAAGACTTTTTTAGGCGACAATACTGAGAACAATTATTTGTTTAAATATACAACTACATCAAATCTTAGGTTTAAAGTAGGTGGAACTGCGGGAAATATTGCTTTAGATAGTGGTACATTTGGTGATGATTACTTAGTAATAACTAGAGATTCTGATGTTATTACTTTGCACAAAAATGGAGTGGCACAAAGCACAACAGTAACAAAATCAGGAGCAGCAAAACTTGACGCAATAGGGATTAGGAATCCTGATGTTAATTCTTATGATGGAGAAATATTTGAAATACAAATCTTTAGTAGCACAAGTTCAGACCTAACTGCCAATGTAAATACTTACTTATCAAAATTATAATATGGAAAATATTTTATCAATCAATTTAGAATCATCAACATCTCCTATAATACAAGAGGTAAGAGGGCGTGACTATATTGAGTATGGCACAGATGAGTGGCGTAATTTATACCCTCAGTTCCTTATAGACTTGTATTACAATTCTAGTACACACGCTGCCATTATTAATGCCACAAGTGATATGATAGCAGGAACGGACATCATAGCTTTAGAAGATGACAACTTAGAAGCTTATGTTGGTCTTAAAAAGTTCCTAGCAAATGCTAATGGAAACGAAACTTTGCACGAAGTAATAAAGAAGATAGCTTTTGACTTTAAACTTCAGGGTGGTTATGCACTTAATATAATTTGGAGTCAGGACAGACAGAGTATAGCTGCTATTCATCACATTCCTGTTGAACGAGTTAGAGCAGGGAAACCAAATGAACTAGGAAAAGTAGATACTTATTTTGTAAGTGCTGATTGGTCAAATACAAGAGCTAACAAACCACAACCTGTTCCTGCTTTTAATGTGAATGATAGAAGCACACCAAGTCAAATACTATATACAGGTTCTTACAGTCCTAATATGGACGTATATCATACTCCTGACTACAACTGTATGAATTGGGCTTTAATAGATCAGCAAATATCCATTTTTCACCTCAACAACATAAACAATTCATTCTCAGGCAGTTACGTGTTTTCCTTTAATAATGGCATACCTTCACGAGAGGAACGTCAGCAAGTAGAGAAAAGTTTAACAGAGAAATTTACTTCTGCTTCAAATGCAGGTAGATTCTTGCTTAGTTTTTCTGATAGTAGAGATAATTCTCCTGAAGTTACTCCTTTAAATACAGCAAATTTAGACAAACAATATATCGCACTCCAAGAACTCATATTGCAGAACGTCCTGACAGGACACAGATGCACGAGTCCTATGCTTGTTGGAATTAACTCAGAAAATGGATTTGGATCAAATGAACAAGAGTTGAATAGTGCTTTTGAAATATATTTAAACACGGTGGTAAAGCCGTTTCAAAATAATATCTTAAAGACTTTAAGTAAAATCCTTACAGTAAATGGAATCAATTTACCTTTAGAGTTTGTTCAGAGCAAACCGATAACGACTATGTTTACTGTTGAAGATATGAAGGCAGTAATGACGACTGAGGAGATTCGTAAAGAAATGGGATTACCTGAACTAACAGAAGAAGTGGTTGAGGAAGAAAACAAAGAAACACTTAGTTCAGAAAAAACAGAGCTTGAAAGTTGGATTGAAGAATTTGGGGAAGATATGCCTGAAGATTGGGAAATGGTAGATGAAGAAATAGTAGATGGAGAACATAATGATTTTGATTTTGAAAAAGTTTTAAATGAAGAAGCTAATGAAAAACTAGAACTAGCTTCAACAGTAAAAGCAACTCCTAATAAAAGAAGTGAACAAGATGGCGTAAATAAATCTTACAATGATTATTATAAGGTCAGGTATGTTTATGCAACAGATAATTTCTTAACAAACAAATCAGGGACTAGCAGGAGTTTTTGCAAACAAATGGTTGCAGCTAATAAATTATATACTAAAGAGGATTTGGTTAATGCTAATAGTCAAAGGGTAAATAAGGGGTTTGGGCATAATGGTCGGTCATATAATATTTTTCTCTATAAGGGCGGACCTCAATGCCGACATTTTTTCTTAAGAAGAATTTACAAGACTTCTTTAAGAGCAGCTAAGAGTAAAATATCAAGTAGTCAATTAATCTCTTATACTAAAGCTAAGTCAGAAGGATTTACAGCAGAAAGAAATGACAAACTAGTAGCAATAGCACCACAAAGAATGAGGAATAACGGATATTACAATTAAAGATTATGGCATACGTATTATTTATATCAGAAGATAAATTAAAAGATAGCACAGCTATCAACGGAAACGTGGACGTGGATTTCTTATTGCCATATGTAAGAGTTTCGCAGAAAATATATGTAGAAACTAAACTTGGTACAGATCTTTATGACAAGCTTCAATCAGAAATAACAGCAGGAACTTTAGCAGGAGATTATAAAACTTTAGTAGATGATTACATTGGGGATATGTTGGTGCAATGGGCTTTTTACGAATGTATGCCTTTTTTACGCTTTAAAATTCAGAATGGCAACATCTATTCTAAGACATCAGAAACGGGAAATGCTTTAAGTGAAACTGAAGCTTCTAGTTTGCGTGAAGAAGTTAGGAATACGGCAGAATATTATACAGAAAGACTTGTTACTTACTTATGTAATAACAGTTCTTTATTCCCTGAATATAAAACTTCAAGCGGTGCAGATGTAACACCTGATACTGACGCTTATTACTCAGGAATAAATATATGAAAAAACATTACAAGCCAAAAACAATAAACATAACTAAACTTAAATCATACTTAAATAATGCCGATAAGAAAAGCAGTACAAGACGTAGTGGAAGTAGTGGGGGTAAACGCAACAATTCTTAGCGTAACAACATTTACAAATTTAGAAACAATATTGAAGATAGCTTTATTAGTTATCTCAATTATATATACAGCAGATAAATGGTGGTATCACAAAAAGCAAAGAGATGAAAAAAATAAAGCTGAATAGTTCTAACCCTAAGTATAAAAAGAAAGATGAAAACCCTGTTAAAGTTCGTAATGAATTTGTTAAAGAAATTAAGGGAGTTAAAATCTACAAAACCTATTTTGAGTAATATCAATTTACTTATAATAAGAGATACATTCTCTGAAAAAAGTACAATCGGTAAACTCTTTATAAATGGAGAGTTATTTTGTGATACATTAGAATTACCTTATATTAATAATGAAAGAAGTATATCTTGTATTCCTGCGGGGAGGTATAAAGTAAGATTAAGAACTGCAAGAGAATCAGCAACAAGAGATTATTTACACCTATTAATTCAAGATGTTCCTGATAGGGATTACATCTTATTTCACAGGGGTAATTCAGCTAAAGATACTAGGGGTTGTATTCTAGTAGGGAACGGTCGCCAACAAGACGTTGTTGAAAACTCACGCTTGGCTATGGACTTAATAATCAAAGAAATACTTAATTTAGGCGGCGAAAACATTAATTTAATAATCAAAAATAAATAAAATGAAGAATTACATTATCACAAAACTTCTTACATCTAAGAAGGTATGGTTAGGAATTTCATCTATTGTTGTTCCTATAATCGCAACTCTTTTAGGAGCTGATGAAGATGCTGTTTCAAAGATTTGGTGGAGCTTACTAGCAATGCTTGGTGGACAATCATTTGCAGACTTTGGAAAAGAAAGTAAGTAACAGATACAGACTTAAACCTCACGAGATTCAAGTAATAGAGAATTTGAGGAGTAAAAGGGTAAATCGGTTGGTGGTTGGTGACATCCATCTTCCGTACACCCATAAAAATTATTTGCAGCATTGTATAGATACTTATCACAAATACAATTGTAATGCTGTTTCTATGACAGGTGATTTGATAGATTCCCATTTTGCTTCTTTTCATCATACATCTACTGAAACAGATGGGAAGTATGAATTGACAATGGCAATAGAGCAAATGAAAGATTGGTATCAGGCATTTAATAACGATACTGTACCTAATGGAATAAGCGTAACTCTTGGAAATCACGATTTAATAATTGCTAGGAAGGCAGAAGATTCAGGAATAGATAAGAGATGGGTAAGAAACCTTAATGAAGTTCTTGGCTGTCCTGATTGGAAATTTGAAGAACAATTTGTACACGACAACGTATTATATACTCACGGAACAGGTTGTAGTGGTAAGGGTATAATGAAAAGAGTTCAGAATTGGGGATCTTCTATGGTACAGGGTCATATTCATACCCAAAGTTTCGTGGATTATACAGCGTCTTTAAATGACCTCAAATTCGGCTTACAGTCCCCTTGTGGTATAGACTATAAAAGTTTTGCCTATGGATATGCTAAGTTTCACACCGCTAAACCTATTTTGGGTTGTGCTGTCATATTGGATTCAGGCAGACTTCCTATAATAGAACCAATGCCTTTATAGACACTACCCTTTGCGTTCTAAGGCACTTTCACATCTTTTTAATGGTAATATACTAGACAGCACCTAAAGTCGCTTATCTAGTCAAAACACTATTAACACTTGAATTGTTAATAACTTTGGTAAAAAGTATGTTAAAAGTTTGGTTAGTAAGTTTTTTATTGTATCTTTGTCCTATAAATAATTTAAAAAAAAGAAAATGGAAAACTTTAAAATTGTGAATAGGAACACAGGAGCTACTTACTTCCTAAATGAAAAAGAAAAAGAAACTTTCTTTAAGAGAAACTACTTTTACAAAGATGGAGAATATAAATATGACATTCAATATCTAACTCAGGAGAAAGCAAGAAGAAAGGATAAGATGTTAGATGTATTGGCTCACTTATGTATAATAGGAGCTTCAATGTTGGCTACAATAATCTACATTCAAACATACTGCTAAGATGACAATACAAGACGCAGAGTACCTAGAATATTCTACTTATGTAGATTACAGCAAACCTAAAGTTTCTTGGATAACAGGAAAACTATTAGATGACACTAAAGTAATAGCTGAAGAATGGCTATTGAAACCTCAATTTACTTCTATAAAATTACCAAGTATTTGTGGATATGCAAATAATGACTTTAAATACAATAAGCGTTCAGTAGTTGTTATAGGAACTGAACTACAAATCTACAATAAGTTTTGTGAGATGATTGAGAAATACGGTTGGCAACAACAAGACAGTTGGGATATAGATCTAAAACCAAGTTGGAAAAAACACTATGAAAATAATAATCAACCAATAATAATAAATTTAATATGACACCAATACCTTTAGAAGAACCAACAAAAAAAGACAACGAAAAACAATTTTTAGCAGAACAACTAATGGAAATGTCTGAGCTTGAAGAAGTACACTCAGGAGATGATGACTTTAAAAAATGGAAAGAGCAACAAGCAGAACCTGATCTGATACACAAAAGAATAAATAATATTAATACATTCCACGTTTACGAAAATGATGTATATTTAGCAGGAGTAGATGAGTATGGTAAAGACTTTCAGATCTGTTTTGACGCTTATAACTTTTTAGAGTGGATAGATAAAGATCAAATAGAATATATTAAAGAACAAACAATTAAATACATAAAAACCAAATGAAATATTTAAGCGATTATATGGAAGAAAAGCAAACTAAACTTTTTAATGAAACAGGAACATTCTTTGCTTTTTCAGATAAACAATTTAAGGAGCAATACACAGAAGAAATTAAGTATGTAAGTTTAGGTTCAGGAATGATAACACCAAAAAAATATGCAAATAAAGTAATTGAAACTTTATATAAAATACACAAAGAAGCAATACTAGAAGATTTAGAAGATAATGGAATTCAAGGAGTAATACAAAGAGAATTAGAAAATTACGAAGTTTATTATACTAATGATTTAGATCCTGTTACAGAAGCTTTAAAAGATTATCCTGAAATTACTCAAAAAGATATAATAAATATATATCAAAGAAATTATAATAAATCAACGAAAGAGTTATAATTATTTATTATTTTTAACGAAATTATTAACAGGCAAAAACCCTAGCCAATTAACATAGGAATAGAATTATGATAATAGACAATTCACAAGCACAGATTTTAGCAGCAGCAATTGAGTTTGCTTACGAAGGTAAAAAAGACGCAGAACTATCTGAGGAAGGGATAATATTTTTATCCGAAACACAAGCGTACTTAGTTTCTAAGCTGCTACCTGTAAACAAAAACGATATAAAAGAAGACATTAAAGAAAGAATGATTAAAGAACTAACAGAGAAAAGTCCTGCTCACTAATATAGGCATAGAAAATATGAAAACTAACTTAGAAGATTTAAAAAAAGAACTCCCTTACAAATGGAGAGTTCAATCAACAAAGTATGGAAAAGCAACTTGTGTAGCTTATATAGATGCAAGAGATTGTATGGACATGCTAGATGAAGTAGTAGGTGTAGACAATTGGCAAGACAAATATTATGAAGCAGACGGAAAATTATTTTGTGCAGTAGGAATATTTGTTGGAGAATGTTGGGTGTTTAAGTCAGACACAGGTACAGAATCTAATGTAGAAAAAGAAAAGGGTAAATCATCAGATGCTTTTAAAAGAGCTTGTGTAAAACACGGAATAGGTAGATTTTTATACAGACTTCCTATGCAAATTTTACAAACCAAGAAGCATAGTAACGGTAAAGAATATCCTTATTCACCTGAAAAAGATAAAATTATTTTTGATGGAGAAACATTAACTAAGTATATAAATTGGAAATTAAGTAATAATTAAATAAATAAAAAAATGACAATTAACGGTAAGCTAATTAAGAAACTAGATGTTGAAAGTGGAATATCTAAGGCAGGTAAAGAATGGAAAAAACAATCTATACTTGTGGAACAGGATGGAGATTATAACAAAGAAATAGTAATAGGTTTCTTTGGGGATAAGATGAAACAGCTAAGAGATTTAAATGAAGGTGCAAGAGTAGATGTAAGTGTAAATGTTTATTCAAGAGAATTTAACGGTAAATACTATCATTCTATTGATGGGTATATGATAGCACAAAAGACTAATGCGCAACCACCATCTGCTTTTGTAACAGGTGATGAAGATATGCCTTTTTAATATGAAGGGAGAAGATAATTTTAAAAACTTATGCAACCTAGCAACATCTTTGTTAGGTATGCGTAAGGGCTCTTTGGCTTTAAAAAGTCGCAAGACAGAAATACAAGTACCAAGAGCTGTTGTTAGTGTAATAGCTAGAATGGAAGATAAGACTCACAGAGATATTATTGGTAAAGTATTAAAAAGAGATAGAACAAGTGTAAATCATTATGAAAGATGTCACTCAGCTAATTATTCTTCTTGGGCTTTATATCGAGATACCTTTAATACGATCTATAATGCTTACAAAGGAGTTAAAGAAGCTAAAAAGATTTTCATTGATTTGTATAATTTACAGGAACATCTAAGAAAGAATGATGTTAGACATAGCTCAAATCATCAGACTACTATTCGTGTTACTTCAGGGGGTTTTGGAACTGATATAAAAGTTTCTTACAGAGAGTTCTATAATCAATTAGAATTATGTAAGTTAGCACTCCAAGATTATCAATTTGAAATAGAAATAGTGTGAAAGAAAAACCAAACTACTTTGCTGTTATTGTTGCTGAAGTAAGATACAGTAAAAAATTAACACCAAATGCAAAATTACTTTATGCAGAGATAACGGCTTTGGCTAAAAAAGATGGATCTTGTTGGGCAAGTAACAAATATTTTTCAGAGCTTTATAATGTATCAACTGTAACAGTAAGCAGATGGATAAGTAGTTTAGTTGATAACTCCTTTATTATCAGGAAGATAGTTTATAAAAAAGGTACTAAACAAATTGATAAGAGGTATTTACAATTAAATCAAGAGGGTATTAACAATAATGATAAGACACCTATTAACAAAATTGGTAAAGATAACAATACAAGTATTAATAATACAAGTATTAATAATATATCTATAAGGGAATTAAAATTTATTAATGATGTTTCTTTATTTGATTATGATAAAAATATTTTAGATAGTTTTACAGATTATTGGACTGAAAAAAATAAGTCAGGAACTAAAATGAAATTTGAACTTTGCCAAACTTGGGAAACAAAACGCAGACTAAAGAATTGGGCGAACAATCAAAAGAAATGGGATGCACCTACTAAGATCAATAAGAATAAATTAAGCAAGAATACAACAACTATGAAGAATGTATTAAATAAATTAAATGGAAATGATTAAAGATTTAGAAAAACTAGAATTAAACAGGTTATGTGTAGTATTGCTAGCAAAGACTTATACATCATTAGGACAAACACCTAGTGAAGAAACACTAGAGTCTATGGGTTTTTTATTAACTGAATTACTAGAAAGTAGATATAAGACATTTACTTGGGAAACAGTAGAACTATCTTTTTATAATGGAACAACAGATACCGAGGTCTTTCATATAAACATACAGACTATGAGTAAGTGGCTTTATACTATGAAGCAATTAATTTGGGATGGTCAAGCTAAAATGGCGGAAGGTTCTTATCACGCTATAAATAAAGAGGTAAGAGGAATTATTGATAAAGAAACAAAATTATTAAAATGAATAAACTATTTAAAGAAATATTTGAAGGCTTTAATGAAGCACAAGATATTGCAAGACAAATTTCAAAAGCAAATGAACCAAAAGAAACTGAAGAAGAAATAGAATATACTTGTTGTGGAGTAGAAATAACAACAGAAATTAGGGATAATAATTTATGTCCCAAATGTTTAGAACATATATAATGATAGGTTGGGTGATAGTAACAGCCGTTGTAATGTGGCTAATAAGAAAATTAAAATGAAGATATTAACAATCGTATGGGGAGTAATTATTCTAGCTTGTATTTTAGAAGCATATTTTTGTACTAAATTTGAAGATGAAATTTGAAAGAAAAGAACATAAAGAAAGACAGAACAAAGCTTTAACTCAGTTTTGTAAACACTTTGATTTAACTTTTGGATCACACGAGGAGTATGCTTATATTGACGCAGCTCTTTATTATAAAGGGAAACTTACAGGTTTTGCAGAAGTAAAGGGAGTTCATAAAAACATAGAGGACAAACAAGATGTTATAGTTGCTATGCGTAAGATAGTCAGGGCGCAGAAACTCCAAGTACATAGTAGGAAGCCTGTTGCAATTATATGGGCTTTTAATAATGCTTTAGTCTATGAAAGAATAAACAACTTGAAGGGGATCTTTTATTATGGTGGTAGGAAAGTCAGGGAAGGTAGCACCTATGACCAAGAAATGCTGATT